ATCCAAATCATACAAAGCCCGCTGAATTGGTGCATTTCTGGCAGTCGATAGCGTCCTGATTTGTTTCAGCACGTTTGAAAACAAGCTGGTATATTGCTTGTCTAATGCTTTATTTATGTACTCTGTCAACGTGTAGATTGTTGCCATATTTCTCCTAGATTACAGGCACTCCACCACCAGCACCGACAAGGCTCTCGATGAACCCTGATTGTTGTGCTTGTGCTAATTCTCCCTCAGCGGTTATCTGTCCTGATTTCATGCCAAGTAAGCCACCTATTTGTTCTCTGTACCAACTATCAGGCCAAAGCCCAGCGGTTTTCTCTCGCATGGTTATCAACACGGTCAAGCGCGCGTTCACGTCCAGTATTTCGGGAGATTGCCATACGATGTTCACGTCATCAAGCATCGGTGCAGAAGGTAGCCCGTTCTGGTAGATGTTCTGCAACTCCGCACTCATGGTAAACAGGCGTTTTATCGATCCGTTATTCTCGTTCTGGAAGCGGTATATTTTCCCAATCAAGCCTGTTTCAAGCTGCTTGAGCGCTTCCCCTGATAGATTGCCCTCAGTTGTTACACCATAGATAGGCGTTTGGGTTGCCTGTGAGATTTCACGAACCAACATATCAACCATGGATATATATTGAGCAAGGTCAGTGCCTTCTATTTCCCCTATTTTCACGGTCTTTAGAAATTCAACTTGTTCAGGGGTCAGATCATAGACAATATTACCTTTGTCATCCTTCATAACAAGGTTTATGATTGAACCTGGTACAATTCCATCTCGGTTAATCTCAAGCCCGATTGAGTAGTAAATCTTGAACGCAGACAAGTCACCTGCCATAGCAGCATCATACAACATCCGATTGAGTATGTTCTGCAATGGGATTGCCGGCCTGATTTCACTCTCCCCATAATCGGTATAGTTGTCACGCTGATTGGCATAATGTATTATCGGGATTTTACCTGATTTCCATGCCTCTTGACTCTTACCAACTGCCTCACTTATTGGAGACACTTCACCACCATTGACGCTACCAGTCCAGTAGGTAATTCTGGAAGGCTCGTACACGACAATGCGCATGTTAGTTTGTGCGCCGTCCGTGTCCTCAAGCAGCTGGTTTTGGTCGTCTGCCTCACTCCATAACTTACAAGCCCATAACGGCATCTTGCTTGTCGGATCGAATATTGCAACCACGCCGGAATGCCCGTCATAAGCCGGTTCCGCACTCCATGCCATGTTAGAAGGGTCAATAAGTGCATAGGAGTCACCGTCACGAATAGCACCCCTGAATAATTCACCTTGCAATGCGTCAAAGTCGTTTCGGGCTGTGATCTCGTTTATCCATTCAGCGGCTTGCTGGTTATTTTCAGCCTCTCCACCAGGCATGATGGTTGTAATATGTAAGCGCCCCGCCATTTTATCAATGACAATACGCATGTAATTATCGTTCAAATCTTCCAGATCCGCGTCATCAGTTTTCAGGCGCAACATCGCTTTCATTTGCGTGGTTATGTCAGCGTCATGGTCACCACGCTCATAACGCCTGTATTTGCGTACCCGCGCACCCTTTTTAACAATAGTAGCCTTCCAGCTATTAGCAGCGTCAATAGATCGTGCTAGTTTCGGGTTAGTCTTTTCGAGTGCCGATATTATCAGTCCTGAGTTGTCCATGGTCTTGTCTCCGTTTTATTTCCTGCAATATAATTGCTCATTGATGGTTTTAGCTTGCCTTTTATTTGTGCCATGTCGCTTTCGTAAGCGTAGCGCAAAGCATCCATTAGATGATCGTTTTTTCCAACCGGTACTGGTAAGGCATGACCGCCCGCGTCCTCTTTCCACTTGTATGTTGAAAATTCATTCTGTGCATTGATACACTTTTTATCAATAATTATCTTTTGTTGTTGTAGCCACTGAATACCATGATTGACGCTATCCTTGCCCTTTTTAGCACCACGAACGATCAAGCCTTTTTTGTTCAATTCAGCGATAGACTTAGGCTCCGCACTATCAGCGGTTATCAGGTCTTTTCCGTGCATGTCTAATAATCGCTCTGATAATTCATCGTTCTGTAATCCGGTTTCGTATAATTCATCAAATATATAGATAGTGTTACGCTTACTGTCATAATGCGTTCGTGGACTTGCCGCTGGGTCATCTGCATAACCAAAGTCAAGCCCGTTTCTACGGTTGACAAATTGGTCATGTAACTTTGAAAGGTCTTCAACTTTCCAATTACGAAAGATAACATTTCCTAATACACCCCAATTCCCTAAAGTGTAAACGTCATAAAAATAAGGATCGTCTTCATTTTCAAGGTCTTTTATGTCACCTTCAGTAAGAAATTTATTATCCTTGTAAGTGGTCTTTAGAATGACTAAATCGTCATCTCGGTATATTTTTTGTTCTTTCGTCCAGCCTATCTTTTTGAAATAATCCTCGTATATCCAGTGTGTGATGTAGATAGGATTGAATGACAATACCAACCGCTTCGGTGTTTTCTCACTTCCTCCACGTTGTCGCTTTAGCAGTTGTTTGATCGTTGGCTTGTCTGTCTCGGTCGCTTCTTCAATCCATATATCGGTAATCGCTCCTTTTTCCGGTCTTATTGACTTGATTTTCTCAACGTCATCAAGCCCAACAAATAGAACCTGGTACCCGTTGCTCTCACACGTGATAACGCCGTCTGTCTTATTTATCCTGAATAATGATGACAAGTTCCAATCATCAATAACACCCTTGATTTCAGCAAAAACGGATTTTCTTATTGTGCGCCCAACTTGCCGACACACAAGATAATTGCGACTACCTTGTAACAGGTCATACACGCAACGTTGTGACAGGAAAACTGACTTACCGGAAGATGATCCACCGAATAATATCTGTGTTCTGGTGGTGTCTTTGAGTAGTGGATAATAGGCGTTATTAAATATCTTGCAGTCGATTTCAATTTTTGTCATTGTCATCGTCCTTTATGGTAATTTTGATGACATCACCACCGCTTGTTATATCGTTCTTGACGCTCTGTGTTGGTTTACCAAGTATTCTATCAATTACTTCAACCGCTGCTCGTTGTTTAACATTTTCGTTTCTACTTTTCAACGTTGTAAGTAGTGCGTCGACTGCGTCCTCTCCGGCTTCTTCTAATTTTGCAATCATGCGAAGTGTTATATTGCGTTTTATCTTTTGTGCTAACTCGTTGAGATTGTCACGTTCTTCTTTTGACCATGAATAAAATGTTGCCTTAGGTACTCTGCTTTGTCGGATTGCTTGCGCATCTGAATTAACCTTTGAACGCGCCATGACATATTCAAGGCGCGCATCTTCTAAATGGTCTAATTCAGTACGTAAATTGTTCATATTTGGTATGAAACTTTCCTAGTCTAGTCTGTTTCACTCACTTTCACCATCGCAACCGCTACCATGTCATTCAACAAATCCATCAATAGTTTTACCTGGTCTTTCTGATACTCCGGTATGTTCAACACTAAGTTAAACGACCTGTCAGCACAACTTTTTATACTTCTTACTTCGGCGTCGAAATGTATACTATTGTTCAAGATACCCCGCCCAACCCTTGTATTGTTTATATTGACCAGAGATAGTTTTTAATAATGATGCTGCATTTAAGCCGTGTTCTATCGCAAATCTCCTAACAACTCCAACATTTTTGTATTCAATACCATCTGGTGAAATTATCGTATACGATTTTGTTTTTCCTTCTGCAGCAAGTTTTTCATAATACTTAATGTTGGCTTTACTTAAATTTTTTCTGTGCGCTTCTGATGTATCTTTACCTTTCAATCCATCCGAAATATTTTTCTTATGTTCTTCCGATAATTTCATTCCTTGTCTGCCGTCTGACATGTTTTTTCTTGCTTCAATTGATCTCTTTTTACCAATGTGTGCATTTCTAATTTTTTCTACAACTTCTTTTGGTCTTGATATTCCCTTTAGTGCTTGACTTATTTTTCTTTTTTGTTCTTCAGTTGGAATATATCCTAAATGACTTGTTCTTAGTTTTTCAATTTCATCAGGATTTGAAAACCTTTTTAACATTGACTTAGATAACTTCTTTCTTGATTCTTTTGTCCAAGAATAACCATATGTTCCAACAACTCCTGGACTAAGGTTATATTTAGGATTTAATCTATCAATACATATTTGTTCATAAAATAATAAGTTTTCCTTATCGCAATAAAACATAACTTCAAAATCGAAATTATTTATTCCGTGCTTGTTCACAGATCTTTGTAAGTATTTATTTGTGTGTATTCCCCTACGCAATAGCGAAAAGTGTTGGTTTCTTCTTGAAAACAAACTTGAAGAAGAACCAATATAATATTGATTGTTAATCTTGTTTATTATCTTGTAAATTCCGCTATTAATCATATCTGCCTCACTTCAGCATCAAACCTGATAGGCTCATCCATCAATACTCCGCATTCACGATGATATAAGGCTCGAAGATGTTACCGCCTGAAGTAAACTTGACCTCGATGCGATAAACCTTGCCTGGTGTCAGACTGTGCAATACTGGAAGTGTGATAACATCACCAGTCGCGCTTGCTGATCCTGTAAGCACATCATCGCTGACATCTATTCTACTTCCACCGGACACATCAAAAACGGTCACGACAATGCTGGTAGGATCACTACCGTAAGGCGTAGTTGTGATATTATACGCAACTCTTTCATCTGCACCAAAATCATCAATTTTAGCGATTAATCTATTAGTCATTTAATAACACCTTTCTTTCTTTCAGCACAAATGATGTCTCACGACTGGGAAGGGTAAACGATATTTCTCTAGCTTCAAGGGTAAACGATGTATCGCGACTTGATAGTGTGAATGATAATGGTCTCTCTGGTAATAGTCCTAGGTCAACTGATTTTATCACATAAGCAGATGCTTCCAGTATTCCAGACCATGTTAGCACACCAACCAATACTTTTCTTATCGATTTCGTTATGGTCCCTGATGTTGTTAATACTCCGGAAAGTAGTTTATTGGTTGATCTGGTAAGGACGCCAGAAGATGTTAATGTCCCTTCCAGACTTTTATAATATACCGTGGCACCAGTTATCAACACCTCTACTAAATCACCAACCGAAGTTAGTACACCACCAATGAATTTGTTTACCTGTTTGATAAATGTCCCTGATGTTGTCAGTGTGCCAGTAAGCGCCTTACTTGTCGATCGCACAACCTCACCCGCGCTGGTTAGTGTTCCTGCTAATGCCATAAGTACGGTTTTAGTGGAAGCTAATATTCCGGATGATGTGATAGTTCCTGCTAATATTTTACTTACAGATTTTATGATCATTCCAGAACTGGTAATGACACCGGACAATATTTTGTTTATCTGTTTGACAAGCGTTCCAGAAGTCGTCAATGCCCCTGCTATGATTTTACTGGTTTGTTTGATAAGTACACCAGAACTTGCTACAACTCCTGCCAAAACTTTACCTGCCTGTTTTACTAATATGCCACTGGATGTGATAGTTCCAGATAGTATTTTCCAAGCCTGTTTTATCAGCACCCCTGAAGATGTGACCTGTCCTGATAACACTTTTCCTGTTTGTTTTGCGAGCGTCCCAGCACTTGTCAATGTTCCGGCTAATGCAATAACTTTAGTCTTTGCGGTTGCTAACACGCCACTGGATGTCAACGTTCCGGCAAGTATCTTACCAATCTTTTTTGTAATCGTTCCAGCGGAAGATAAAGCACCTGCTAATATTTTAGACGCTTGTTTTATTAATACTCCCGCACTGGTGACCGCTCCCGCTATTGGCTTATTCGTTTTCTTGACAATTGTCCCAGAACTTGTCAGCGTGCCAGCTGCGGATTGATTGTATTCGGTTCCAGAAGATGCAGGCAACAAAGAAAATATTTGAGTACTACATCCAACCGCACCGGCAAACGAAAACGAAAAATCGTCTGCTGCGATTGTCCCTTTAACAACATCCTCATAATCAGCGGACAAAATGTGTTGGTCAATTGTCGCATATCTACCAGTAAAATTAGTGGGTACTGCTGGACTTGCCATGTCAGCGGTTGTATCAGCAAAACAGAGCGCGATTACCATAGCACCGTCATTTAGCGTTGTAATCGCTCTTGTTACCGCTGTGGTTGTGGTGCTCCCTTTCCATTCCGAAT